CTCAAATAGAAATGCGTGTGGCAGAAACACACTGTCTACGGGAGCATATTCATTATGGCTCTCGTGACGCCCGTACCGGTTTGAATCGGAATACGCGCCTGCGGCGGAAGGACGTTGGAAGCAAGACCAACAGCATCCAAGATGTGTGGAGCATTTGCTTTCACCCACGCCCAAATCCGTGACAAGTGACTCGGGTTCTCAAAGTCACACTTGACTTGTGAGAAAGCCCATTCAGCCTCCTTCACAATGTCAGGGTGACAATTGGGAATTCGCGTTTCTCGCCACTGACTCTCCGCCTCCCCTTCAACATGACAAGCAGCAATCCACTTGCTCATGGGTGCTGGAACACCTGAACCAAGCACTCCAACATTGAAACCCACGTACAGGTAGTCAAGCTGCTCAGTCACGTTGATGGGTGTGATTTCCCAAATGTCAGAGTCAGTTGCCATGTCAAGCATCTGCCTCTCACGAGGGTCACCAGTTGACTTCAACGGAATATAGCGTCCTTTTTTGTAGGGACCCTCAAACTTGTCGTTGAAGTTGGCGCAGGTGCTGTAGGGATCAAGATTCTGGTTGGCGGGCCCTGAAGCCCCCAGCATCTTGTCCCACGCATCCGCGCCCGCAGCTTGAAAAGCCACATTGTCTCCTTGAGAGTAATTCTCAGCAGTGCGGTCACTGTTCATCAAACTGGCTGAGTTGATCCGGACACAATCAATATCATTGATCGTCGTCCAGAAAAACGGCAGAGCCAGGTGACGAACCTTGGTCGTCGAGTTGTCATTCAACGTCAGACTGTTGACGTCGGCAACAGCAGCGCCAGTTGCTGTAACAGCCACCTTGAAAAGCGCGTAGCCAACAAGGTTGCTAGCAGGCAGCTGGAACGTCGCAGAACCGGTGACATCACTCGTTGCATTGATTGTGATCACGGTGTTGACACCAGCGAAGAAGAAATCAATGGTCAGGGTGTACCCTGTTGAAGCAGTGAGGCCAGTGATCACAACTGACGAAGTGCTCGCTGACTCGTTCTGAAACCAAAACCGAGTACCACCATCAGAAAACACCCAAGCAACATAGTTTGCACCATGCGTTTGTTGTCCCCCGACGTAGTTAGCCACGTTTGCGAAGTAACCCCCGCTTTTGGACGAGAGAACATTCCCGTTTTCCGGGCTGATCAACTCGTACACCGAGGTCTGGGCGCTCCCCACATACTGAGTCACCAGCATGAAGCAACGCGGATCCCGACGGACAATCGCAAACCCCGAGTTTGGCATCAGTAGTGTCCCGGCGTTCGCCGGAGGCACCGAACTGGCAAGCTCGTAGTGCAGACGATTGCAAAACGTTGGCTTCCCGCCCGGTAGGCGGAATGGTTCCGCATGCATCGGGTCGGTCAACGCAAGGAGCAAC